CCCGAACGCAACGACAGCACCTTCAGCCGTGCCGTGCCGGAACGGTCGTGGAACAGGCAGTCGACGTTGATTCTTCCGTCGATACTCATTGGCCGATGAACATGATTGAGTAGCGAGCAGTTCCGCTGAATGTCGAGACGTACAGTCCATCCGCTCCGCCGCCTGCCGGGTTCTGCAATACAGAAACGCCGTCGGCAACATTCACGCCGGGGAGCCCGTCAGGAGCGGCAACAGACGTCACCGAGATGGTGCCAGTTGCGGACACCACAAACAGTTCGTGGCCTTGAAACATGACAAGGCTCCCGCTTGCGTCTCGGTAGCCGGAGCCGTCAACCAGTGTTGCGTCTGTCGAGGCGACACCCTCCACGACCGACACGATTCCCCCGGTCACGGACACAGTGCTGCCTAGCGACAGGACGCTGATCGCAGCCGTTCCGTCGCGGTCGTGAAACAACGCGTCGATGGTGATACGGCCGTCTGCACTCACGTATACGACCCCCATGAGACGGTATCGAGCAGTCGCATCGCAGCCTCTGGCATCGCGGCGTCTCCTCGCTTTTCGTAGAGTTCATGAACGCACATGAGCATCGCATTCTTGACCCGTTGCGGCACGCTTGCTGGATCGCCGTACCCAGCCCACCACGTAACCGTCACGCTGTTCTGGTCAATCAGGTGGCTCGGCCACGACCCGGCGTAGGTGGTGCGGATGACGCCGGGCGTCGAGTCGCGGTCCACGCGGTACGAGGAAGTCGATAGCGTGGCGGTGCCGCCAGCCTCGCCCGTGACGTACGTGACCGTGACGGCGGTGGCCGTGCCGCTGGCGATCATCGGCGGGCGAGGCAGTTCGATCTCGTGCGGGAACGAGTCGAGCTTCATCACCAGCCGCTGCGACACCAGCGAGCGGTCGATGTAATCCTCGACCCACTCCCGCGCAGCCGTGATGTAGCCTTGGATCAGCGAATCGTCGGTGGAGTGATCGACGCGGCAGTGGGCCTTGGCCTCCGCGAGCGTGATCGGCTCGGCCGCTGGGGCGGTGAGTCTCTTGAGGCTGCGATACCGTGTCACGGGCGGCGTCTCCGTGGCGTGACGTCGGCCCGATCAGCGAATCGTCGGTGGAGTGATCGACGCGGCAGTGGGCCTTGGCCTCCGCGAGCGTGATCGGCTCGACCGCTGGAGCGGTGAGTCTCTTGAGGCTGCGGTACCGTGTCACTGGCGTCGTCTCCGTGGCGTGACGTCTGCCCGTTCAGTGACAGGCTCGACGCTCGCCGTTTCGATCAACTGCTGCTGCGTATCCCGCACCTCGGTCGCGTAGGCCCACGCGATCAGCGACTGTGCCTGCTGGTCGGGCAGGTCCACGATGTCCCCCGGCTTGTAGGAGCCGTGGGCCTTCGCCATCCGTATCTTCATCCTTCAGCCTACCTTCCATGCAGATTCCGGCGGCTTCCGCGTCTCCTGCCACTCGTTGCAGTATTGGAACACCGGCTTGCCGAGGTCTTGGCTGGGCCACGTGATCACGTACTCGCCGTGGCCGATGCAGACGCGTGGCGTGACGTAGAGCCGGTTGCCGCTGGCCTTGAACTGCCGCCAGAAGCCGATGTCGGAGTCGGTTCTGCCGTCCCCCCACGAGCCGGTCGGGTCAGGCGTCTCAAGGAACCACGGCTTCTTCATCCGCCGCAGGGCGGCCGTCGAGATGATCGTGCATCCGAAGTGGGCGGTATCGACCTGCTGGACGGGGTGGCCGAACCACTCTTGCGAAACCTTCGTCACGCCGTCCTCGGGCGGGTTGTCGAGCGTGTCGAGCAGCGTGAGCATCGGCCTGCCGTCCTCCCTCTTGGTCTGGAGCGGGGCGAGCGCGTCGCACTGGAACGTCATCGCGAGGGCAAACAGGTGTTCGATGTTCTCCTTGGACACGAAGGAGTCCATGTCCAGAGTGATGATGTATTCCGTGGTCGGCTCAAACTTCTCCAGCATCCGGGTCAGAACCTGCGACCAGAACGCTCCCTGCCCAAGCGTGGGACGAATGTGCAGCGGCATCATCGCCTCGATGAAGCCGAACACGTTGATGAGAGGGCCGAACCGTGGGCCTGACAGCACAGCCTCGCAGCGGATGTCAACCGAGGAATCGCCGATCTTGACCAGCATGAGGTTCCACTTTCTGGAAGTTGGAAAACAGAAACGGCGGGGAGGCGTCGGCCTCCCCGCCGTCTACTGTGCTGGACGCGTCAAGCGATCAGCCGACCGCTTGCGTGTTGACACCCTTGTCGGTGGCCGAGACAGGCCCGGCCTCACCCTTGCCGAGACGGCACGAGGTGATGACGCCGCAGGTCGACGCGGGGGTCGCGTAGACCGTAAGGTATCGCCGCTTGCCACGGAGGTCGATGTCGAACCGGTGGGCGTAACCCACGCTCGACGTCGCCGTGGAACCGGCTCCGACCGTGAAGTCGGTGCCGCCGACGAACCCGCTGATGTTCGCCTGTCCGCTGCCGCTGGTGTCGGATTGTGCCACCCGCAGCACGTTGGCGGCGGTCGTGGGACCGGACGCCGAGGTGAACGGGGAGAACAGGACGTCAATCGACGCGAACTCAAAGCCGAGCGTGTCGATCTCGACCGAGTGAGTCGCGTTCAGTGCAACCGACGTTTCGGCCTTGCTGACGCTCTTGGTGGAAGCGACGAAGTTCATGGGTCAGGAATCTCCGGGGAAGGTGTCAGGATCAGCCGAACTTGAGGGCCACGACCGGACCAGCCTTGCTGGTCGAGCCGATGTCGTTCACGACCATCGCGTTGCGGGTGGTCGCGAAGGTGAGCGTCTGGTCGAACTCGATGTACCGCTCGCTAGCGGTCTTGATCGAGATGGCCCGACGCTCGCCGAAGATCGCGGCCTGCGACAGGTCGCCGAACAGGGCAGCCACGGTGCCGGTCGTTCCGGTGAGGTTTGACTGCATCGGCTGCACCAGCGTGACAGGGTAGCCGAGGAACGTCTCGCCGAAGCCAGCCGCCACGTTGTCCGTGGAGTTGCCGCCAGCGTTGGACGAACCACCGGGCAGCATGGCGAGCCGCAGCATAGCGGCACCCCAGCCAGCCGGGGAGATGTACCACCGAGCGTTCCGGTTCCGCGCGTAGAGCGGGAGCCGGGCGAGGAGGTCCGTGAAGTTCTTCATCGTCAGGTCGCCGAAGGTCGTGTTGCTGGTCGCAGTCACGACGCTCGCCGAGTAGGCCGACTGGAGAATCTTGGTGCAGATGCCCGTCACGCCGTGGTAGGCGAGCGTGCCGTCACCGATGAACCCGGCGTTGTCGAACGCCTCGCTGAACGCCTGCGCCGTCTCGACGGCCATCGCGTCGGCGAGGTCGATCACCGAATCCTCCAGCAAAGAGTTCGGCGTGCGGTTCGCCACACCCCAAATCTTCGCGGTGAGTTCCACGTTGTCGAACGTCACGTCGCTGGCGGTGACTTCGATGTTCTCGCCGACAGGGCGGGCCGTGAGGCCACCAGTCCGACGAGCGTAGACGAGGGTGTCGCTGTTCATGTTGACCCGCTTCGCCTGCTGCGGGAACACGCCGTACTCCTCAACGAGCCGGATAATCTCGCTGGAAAGTTCGGGGCTGGTCAGCACGCCGCCGAGGCTGTTGACGCCACCGGCCTGCACGCGACTCTCGACGCCGTGGTCCTTGCACCACCGACGCGCCTCGGCATCACCGAACACGTAGCCCTTGATGTGCATACCAGCCCGGTAGGCACGCTCGCTGGCGTCAGGACCGGAGAACGCCTTGAGGGGGCCGTGCGACTTCGGCACGGCGTAGTGACGCTTTTCCACTTCCGGCTCCTTGACCTCGGGGGTGTCGATCACCTTGGCGGGAGCGGAACGCTCCAGCACGGCACGCAGTTCGACTTCCTTCGCCTGCGCAAGAACTCGATCCGCTCGCGGAGCTTGTCGGCCCGCTGCTCCAGCGACCGCAGGGACGCCTCCTGCTCCTCGCTCATCGGGGCATCGCCCTCGGGGGCACCTTCGGTTGTCGCTTCCATCTCGGCGACAACGGCGGCGAGTTCGTCAAGCAGTGCCTTGATCTTGTCCACGGTGGCGATCTCCTAGTGCGATTCGTGGCAACGCGGATGCATCGCCTAATGTTGAAACTACGGCTCGCCACCCACACCCATGCAGCCTGTTGGCTCGCGAGAGTAAAAGACTCAGGCCGCCTTCACGCGGCGAATCTCAGCCGCCGCGATGATCTGCTTGTCGGTGCAGCCGCACTTCGCGCAGCGGAGATACCGAGTCTGGTAGTCGCCGGAACGCTGAGAGGACGCAACGACAAGCCTGCCGTCTCGGCATTTCGGGCAGGGGTCGCCTGATTTAGCGGCCATGCTTCTTGAGGTACTCGCGGAGTTCGTTCGACTTCATGCGCGCGTACGCGACCGCAGCCGACTGCTGGTTCCGCTGCTGGCAGAACTTGTCGTAGGACCGCTTCGCCACCGTGGCGTCGGCATCGGGATAGGCCGGAAAGGTCACTGGGCCAACGTCGATCAAGGAGTCGATCTTCGTCACGGTTCTGATTGAGCGGCCTTCCTCGATGCTCCACGACTCGCCGCCGGGGGCGATTTGGAACGAGAATGAACTGCCACGCACGATCCCCGCTTCGATGTTCGCGGCGAGGTCGCGTCCGTAGGTCGTGTCTGGAACCGGGAACTCGTACCGCAGGCCGATCTCATCCACGCTCATGGACAGCGTGCCGGGATAGCGAGCCAGCGGGAAGTTGGCGTCGTGGTTCCACAGGGCACGAGTCTCCAGCGGCTTCTTGCGTCCTCGCCGCTCAGAGACGAGGCCGAAGGCATCGGGGTGGATTCGCTCTTGAAAGTCTCCGAGGTCGAGCGAGTTGACGCCGAACTTGGCGGCGTAGCCGACGATCCACCGCGACTCGGCGGCTCCGTCCTCGCTGCGGGACTCAATGCGGAGCAGCGGCGCAGCGGCAGCGTGCCGTTCTCCTCTTCGTACAGGCTGCGACGTTCGATTGCCATGCTGCGATTCTCCTCGTCTGCGGCGTTCATCTGTTCCACCAGTTTGCGGCTCCACGCATACCCCGGATCGGAACCCCACAGTGCCCACGCGATGCGGCCGTTGGAGGGGAACCCATCCTCACCGGGCGACCAACCGCCGCCCTGCTTGTCAACCTCATGCCGGTCGAAGTACGCCTTCATTCGGCGTGCGGTGTCGGGGCTGATCGTCGCACCGTTGGAGAGATCGCGAGCGCGTGCGATGCCAACCGCCGTGCCGCCGCGACCGAACTCGCTGCGCCAATCAAGACCCTTCTGTGCTTCGTCTCGCACTCCCTGCGGAGGAGTGAAGTCGATGTGGTCGTACTTACCCGCCACGCTTGCCCCTCCCACGCTTGACCGTTTGCGGTGCGTCGTCCACCCACACGTCGACTTCAATACCGGCAGCCTTGGCTGCGTCATCTTTGAGCGTGTCGCCACCGACGAGCAGCACCTGAGAGAACGCATCGGCGTAATCGCCGAGCGTGCTGGTGATCGTCTGGCGATCCTCTGGTGTATCCTCGCGGCGGGACACCATCACGACGGTATTGCCGTCTGCCTTCGCCTGCTGGGCGAACTCGCCCCACAGTGACGGGTCAGCCGCGAAGGTTCTGTCGAAGTCGATGGAGATGGTCATGGCCCTCGCTTCTTTCAGCGATCTGGTGGGGGCCGGGGCTGTCGGTGGCACGGGCGGCGTGGCTGGCGCAGCCGGTGCCGCGACGTTCACGCCGTCCAGAATCGCCGTAATCTGTGCGGCGTTTACGCTCGGGAACGACGCAGCGATGAGTGCCGCCGCCCCGTCCTTGGTGATGAGGCCAGCCGGAATCTGCGACAGGATCGCGATGAGTCCGTTGATCTGTGCCCCGTTGAGCGACACGTCGGCAACCTGCGGCTCCTCGGGCTGTGCCGGATCGCCCTGCGGCTCGCCGGATGCGGCAGCCAAGCCGCCCTCCACGCCTTGCCCGTCGATGCCACTGCCGGGTTGCTGCTGTGCCAGCACGTCGGCTTCGGAAGCCTGCTCGCCGAGCGTGCCCATGTTGAGCGGCCGGTAGCGAATGTCTCCGCCTTCCACCGGGTCCATGTTCTCGCTGGCTCGTATGTCGTTGGTGGACACGACGCCGATGTCCCACATCGCCCGGTTGTAGGCAGCGCGGCTCGCGGAGTCGCCGCGAAGCAGGCCACGCACGTCAAACTCAATGAGGTAGCGATCATCGCCACCGAGCAGGTCACGCATCATCGCCGTCTCAATGCGGCGCAGCAGCGGGATGATGCCGTGCGTCACGAACTCAATCTCGGCCTGCGGCGTGCCCGGCTCCAGACCGAGCAGATAACCCGGAACGCGGAACAGGCGGGCGATCTCCCTCAACTGGTACAGCCGCAGTTCAAGGAACTGTGCCTCGGTGTTGGTGGTCTGCGGAACCTCGTACGGTTTCAGTCCGCCAGTGAGGACGGCTGTGTTGTGCGCGTTGCCGACGCCGCCGTGCCTGCGATCCCACTGCGACCTCAGTGCCTCGCGAGCCTCGGCGTTGAGTTGGCCTTCGGTGGACAGAACAAAGCCGGGGCGTGCCCCGGCTGAGAAGAATCGCTCGCCGTGTAGTTCGCAGGCACGAGCCAATGCGATTGCAGCCTTGCACTCCTCCACAATCTTGATGCCGTTCACGCCGTCATCGGACGGGCCGCGAATGTGCAGGATCAAGTCCTGTGCGATTGGCCGCTCTTGCCCGGTGGCTTCGCGGTACTTGTACCGAAGGCTGCCGTTCTCCAGCCGCTCGTTCTTCATGCGGCTCGGGTGCAGTGGTTCGATCTTCCCGGCCTTGAGTTCGGAGAAGGCATCGCCCCACAGGTC